ACTTCGCTACACCGAGATAGCGCGCGTCCTCGAAGTCAGGGTCACGGCTGTGCGGATCGTAAACGAACTCACCCTCGCGAATGATACGCGCAACAGGGTCAAGCTTTTCATCAACCTCCACCACGACCGCACCGACACCGCCGATCAGGAATGTGCGCGATGCCGCAAGCTTTACGCGATCCCAACGGCAGTTGTCGGCAGCATAGCGAAGCGCATCCGTCGCCACCTCACTGGCCGCCTGATCGTCCATTGTGCGGGGATAAGCGCGCGGGTCAGATGCGCCACGCTCCAAGACGCCGAGAATACCATTCACTGCCGGGGCAATGCGGTTGATCCAGATTTCAGGCTGTTTGCGCTTCCGAAGGGCCTTGATGGCCTCTGAAGACCATTGCTTATTATCGTAATAATCCTGCGCAAGTTCCGCATTGCGGCGCGCATCCATTGTTGCGTCGCGGGCTTCGCTATAAAGCTGTTTCAGTCGATGCAACGTGGCCATGCGGTACTATTATACCCAACCCCTGTAACTTGCAATACCGCTATCGATCACAAACCGCGCCATTGCCCGCTTCAGCGCCAGCCTCTCCCCATCAGATGGTGTTGGCGTATCATCGGTGTCCGCCTGCCCCTCAAAGAACGCCGCTGCATTGATGATGATCGTTCGGCCTTCCTGTGACAGGGCCTCGAACTCATCGTTGCGCGGGAACGGCTCGTGGTCGCGTCTGTAGTCGCTTGTCATTTTACGCTGCCTTCCAATCCGTTTCCATTGTGCGTCTCGGTGCCCATAGATCGCGGGGCTTGTCGGTTGATGCGGGTTTTACAATGGCAGGATGCGCCATGTCTATAGCCCTGCCTATATTCGCCGCAGCATCAACCTCGTCATCCCACCTGCCGGAAGGGAACTTCTTGTATTGGTCCAGCACCTCATCACCCATTGAACCAACAGGTAAATGAACCTCACCCATTGCGGCTTTAGCCTGGAACGGTTGCGCCTTAGTCGGCTTATCGCCGCCTTGAGTGCTAATCTCTTCTATCCGACACAGAACCCGATGCTTGCGCATGGCGGCTACAACGAACGGCTTGGCGCTTTTCCAGTTGTTATCATTCTCAGGAAACCAGCACAGAGGCTTCCACTTTTTGATAAGAGGGAGCGCCCCTTCATCCGCTACTGTTTGCTCACCTGTTTTAAGATCCAACTTAACGCCCATCGCGACATCTATCGTTGCCTGAACCCTATAGCCATCAAGAAGCCATATGTTCTGATTGTGGTCTATTCCCCACACGCGAAACACGTTGAAGTCGTTGTGATCGTCGCCCCCCGGCGCATGGTCGCTTGTCATGTAGATGTTGAGGTTCTTTGGCCTCTCTTCGTACCGCTTGAACCAATCGGTCTTGAAATATGTACCTTCGTCGGCGGTAGGTTTCTGCTGGTATAGGCTTGTCCATGTCCGCGTATTTTTCTTGAACGGTGCCCAGTGCTCATGACTGAACCATTCAGGCCATAGCGTCTCACCTATCTGGCGTCCTAGAGGATCGTCGCGGCGATCTGCGATAGCAGGGAGGCAGATAACATCCCACAAGCGACCATCGCGACCTTCGAATATACCGCTTTCGCCGTCCCAATCTTCAGGCAGAATGCGCCCAGCCGGATCGTCCTGGTGCCAGCGTGTAAGGATCATGATTTGCGGCGAGCCGGGAATTAGGCGCGAACAGAAGTCATCTATGTATGCGTCCCAAGTCGTGTCGCGGATCGTCTGGCTTTCTGCTTGCTGGCGTCCCTTGATAGGATCATCCAGAACCCCAAGCGCGCCGCGATTACCAGTCAGGCCCGACAGGATACCACCCGCCATGTATTCCGAGCCATTCTCAAGCGCCCATTCGTCCGCAGCAGCCTGATCGCCTTTCAGTGAGCATCCGGGGAATATCTGACTGAACTGCGGCGTCTTGATAAGCTGGCGCGCCCTTCGTCCCTGTTTCTTCGCAATGTCGCTTGCATAGCTTGCGAGGATGACATTACGGCGCGGCTTCTGCGCCATGAACCACGGAACGAATACAACATCAGCGTAAGTTGATTTTGCTGATCCAGGCGGCATCAACACCATAAGGTTCGGGCATGCAGCAGTCCCCAATAATTGTAGTTTATGCAGCAGCAAAGCATGATGAGAGGCAAGCTTCGGCTGCCGTAAAGGCGTGAAGCGCGTCTCTTCCGCGTCATCCGTCAAGGGGACAGTCGGTATATCAACCGAGCACGCGAAGTCTGCCACATGACTACGGGCAAGCTGTAACCGGGCCTGCCTTACGTGTTCAGCCGTTATCGTCATCTAGCTTAATCGATGCCAGTGCCCGCAACTGTTCTTCGCTAAGTCCAGCAACGTCAATCTTGGCGTCGTGCCTTATCGCCCCACCATCCGGCCCGCTGTGTTCGTGCTTGGTCTTGTCGCTGAATGCGTTAGACAGTTTGCCGAGATACCAGCGGCGCGCATCGAACAGAAGCCTGCCCTTAGAGGCATCTTCACAATCTGCCGCGTCACGCAATGCCTGATCTGCAAGTAGCTGGAAGCCATCATCTCTCGCGCGCGTAACTGCGGCATCCCATTCAGGCTCCGCTTCCTGCCAGCGCTGTACCGTCCTGCGATCAGGCATACCCTTCGAACGACAAATCGAGGCGAGGCTTTCACCATCGGCCAGTCGCTCTAGGATTTCCTCGCGCTTATCACTCACGTTGACCACCTGAATTGTCCATAGCGGCAAAGTTCGCTGTAATAACTTACTGATGGAGAAACGGTAACGTTCTGACGTTTGGTCTTTAGGTCATAGCCTATGGGATGTTTTGTTGCCGATTGATTGCGTGGGAAGAAATGTTCAGTGACCACCCTGCATCCGTTTGATGCGTATCCCTCTTGGTCTGGGTAATAAGACCCTGGCCCTTCCCATGTGGATATGCTGACAAGCACACCTTTGCCGAGTGCATCGTCGTCTTTTCGCCCAATGCGTTCCATACCGCCCTATCTAGCCTGTATTGCCTTTGTGGGCAAGTGGGGAGTGGTTAGGGGTGGTGCGGCGGTTATTCCTCATCACGCTGCGCACATGACCATGCAACAGTATGGCAAACATCTACGTCAAATGTCTTGCCGCATTCGTCGCACGTTTCTTCGGTATATCCGCTTTCATCGTAATAGAACGAATCATCTGCCGTATATTGCCTATCGCAATAAGGGCACTGCGGACCTTGGTTTGAATAAGTCTCCATCACCCCTTCTCCGCTCTAACGCACTTAGGCTCCCATGTGCCATCGTCAAGCAATTCCATCAGGATCGACGTTGGCCCTGAAACAGCCCTTGTCCCTGCTTCGTAGTGCCTAATCACTCGGCTATCGGATAAGCGCAGGAGCGAAGCAAGGCCAGCCTGTGTTAGGCCAGCCCGCTCACGGATTGATTTGAATTTTGTGGGGGTCATGCTGCGCCTCGATTGCGTTTAGGGCGGGTCTTTTCACGTTCTGACCAATATTCAGTTCGGCATTGGCGACACCTTCTACTAGGCCCGTCGTAATAGATATTGCCTTCGTCCAGCCTGTGTCCGTTCTGGCAGACGCCGCCTACAAATGGTCGATTTGTCCTTCCCCGTTCTTCCCTATCCTTCATGTTGTCCTTATGAGTTCCGGGGCGAATATGGTCAGGATTGACGCAATCTGGCTTATCGCAGGAATGCAAGGCCAACATCCCTTCAGGGAAAGGGCCATTCTTAATTTCCCAAGCAACCCTATGAGCTGGCGCGGGTCTTTTTTTGCTGTCGTATGTCCTGCCATAACCTTTGCGGTTTTTTGCGCCAATCCACTTTACGCAATCGCCATCAGGAATGGTCTTTTCAAAAAAGCGCCTAAGAGATTTTTCCGAATACACGTAATGCATCCTTTCTTCGTGGTGGGCCAGTGGCCCGTTCGATAGATACTTGATAGGCCCAATGTTCCTGCACGTCAACACAAAAACGACATTAGGCGTGAATTATTTTTCAGCCCGAACGCGCTTGATTGCGGCGAGGGCAACACCCGCAATTTCATCCCGATCATAGAATGCTTCGAGATAGCTTTCTGCCACCTCCCGCGCCAGTTCCAAGTCAGCATCGGGCTTAGGCTCTAGTTCTGCGAGGATGGCGTCAAAATTCCTTACATGCTCGTCGGCTTCATTCGCCCAGTAGGATGCCTCATAGGATCGAGGTTCATCCAAGCCAGTGAAATTGATTGCCGTGGCTCTAATCCTGTTGCGGGCCAAGTCCAAGTGATCGCGCATCGAGCGTAGCTTATCCACCAACTCCGGCGAAGGCGCATTGGCGGGCTTTGTGGTGCGGTTGCGGATGCGCCACGAAGGATCGTCACCGCGTCCGGTACTGCTGAAATACGGAGCATGCATGCTTTCAGGGATTCCGTCTAAACGATACTCACCATCGGCATCGGCACGATCCCAACCGCGACTTTTAGTTACACTAACAACCCTGCCGTCATCATGCACGGCCTCAAGCGGTGCGTTCCAGTCTATCTCGGTCATTGTTATGCCTCTACGATCTTGAGGTTTAGTTCCTGAAATATCTCAGTCAGGTGCCTCGCGTGGAATTTATGGCCGTTCGGATATAACCGCTCAGCTATTCTTTCAAAATGATCAACCGGCCTCCGCTCTGCCACGATTGCCTCACACTCCCTGACATCGGTCATGGATGCTACACCGTTAGAGGCTATGCGTTCGATGATTGAGAGCATGCGCGCATCGCTGGTGTCGTCGGGCTTTGCTTCGGTGGTGGCCTTGGGTTTGTAGCCGATGACATATCCAATACCAGAATCCCTAGCGCGATCCCAATACATTGGGGAAAGCGTCTCCCGCTCTTTGCTTAACTTCCCGAAGGACCACAGCGTCTCACCGCCAGCATAATCGGCAGGCTTTTCGAGGCACGGCTTGAAGCCTTGCTTGAGTGCGGGAACGGCCCAGTGGTCGGCGGGGATGCGGATGGATCTAACTCCAAACTCAATGTCAGTCGCCAACCAACTAAAGTGGCCAGCGTCATCCCAGCCCAGGTCGCGATCATCGAAGTCTATAGCATCATCATCTGCTAACCAGTCAGGGCGTACCCCTACAGGGTCCAGCTTGTGTTCGTAGTATTCCATTATGGGTTCCGATCATCTGCGTAATAGTCGCCATTATCGATTTTGATAATCTGCATGCGGCCATCAACATGAACCACGCGAACAATGTCATTGGGCATAAGCGGGGTGCTTACCACATCCAGGCCAAAGAACTTGGGCAGATTGGCGGTCTTTGGTGTAGAGACTTCGGCCATCAATTTAGTGAAATTCAGTTCACTCATGTATGACACGCCTTTACGCTCATCCATCACTTGCACTCCCTCACAATCAACCCGCCGCCCTGATAGAACAGGGCTTCGTATTCCTGCCCGCCATCGGTGATGACCTCGCCAGCGCGGATAGGGTGCTGCGTTTCCCACTCGCCTAGATCCTGGCCGTTCTCGGTTGATACGCGGGTTATCATGGTTTCACGTCCCTCAGATAAATCAAGGAGTACCCGACTCCACTGACCACAAGGAATCCCACAGCAGGGCTGCCAGAAACCACTCCCGCTGCAATGCCCAAGGTTATAGCGGCACCCAAAAGATTGAACGCACTATTCATCTCTAGCCCTTTCTGTCGGGAATGTGTTTGCGCGCTCCATGCGTTTGCGGGCGCGGTCGTATATCTTGCGGCGTTCGGCGCGGACGGCGAACTTGCGTTCGTCAAGCTCCTCCAAAAGCATCCGCTCGCTTGCGGTCATGTATTCCTCCCACCCGCTCATGCCATGAGTTCCGCTAGCAATTCGTCATCGCTCAGAAGCGGATCGTTCCAGTCGATCGAAACGGGAGCGCTTAGACCCATCGTCATTTCGCGTTCAGCCATTTCAGCAGCCGCGACAGCTTCAGCCTGAGTTGCAAAGCCGCCAGCCGAACGAAACAGATCGCCCGAATAATCGAAGCACTCGAAAGAAAACCCGCCTTCGCGTTCTGCGCGCTTGCTGCTGGAAACTGTGTGGCTCATTGCTTTATCCCTTTGCTATATCCATTCTATAGCCGTGACATTCCGCGTGCACAAGTGGAAATCACACTCAACTCGTCGCATTTATTCCACCAACCGCACGCCGATCAAATCTCCCGCGCTGCCGTCGTGATCCCAGCGTATGCGCTCCAGCTTCCATGGCACAGGGTCAACCCATCCTTCGCAGCCTTTACCTCCACGGATCTGGGCATATACCTTTGTCTCAGGGCTTAGGCGCGCAAATCCTGGAGGCCTGCGTCCATGGCATTCTGTGAATCCCTTGGCTGGTATGGGTTGCTTAGGCAATGAACATATCTCCTTGCCTCTGGGCGTCTTCAATCCTGCGGCAAGCAATCTCAAAGTAACGCTCTTCACGCTCGATGCCGATGAAGTCGCGGCCCATTTGAACGGCTGCAACTCCTGTGGTTCCGCTGCCCATAAAGGGGTCTAGGATGGTGCATTCGGGTGTTGTGCTGGCGGCTATCAGTCGCGCCATCAGGCGAATGGGCTTTTGCGTTGGGTGCTGTTGATCGGTTTCCGTGGGGCAACGCCAGACGGCGGAAGCGCACATTTCAAAAAAGGGTGCCTTCGGTGCGCGTCCAAAAACACAATGTTCCAGGCTGGAAAGCCAGAACCTCTGCCCGTTCATTGGGCTGGGGTTGGTTTTCTCCCATACACAAGAGCGAGTAGTCAGGCCAAGCTTGACCATTTCAGCGCGGATCGCGGAAACTTGCTCGATCCCGCAGAACACATAGTTTGAATGTCCGCGAGCGAGCAGCCGCGTAAGTTCGGCAAGATCTAAGTCTGCAATATCCGCAGCGCCCTTGTCGAGATTACGCAAACCGCCGCTCTCGCGATTTACTTCGCCATAGGGAATGTCAGTCACCAACGCATCCACCTTGGGCAGCATCGGCAGAATGTCAACGCAGTCACCACAATACAACGTGGCCCGTCCTATCGTTACAGCTTCCATTCCTATCTCCTTGGGTAATGTGTGTTAGCGGGCAGGCCAGCAGTCTTCCATCGACATAAGCCCGTCTTTCTCGATAATGCGATACCGCTTGCGGGTGACGTTCTTCCTGTCGCGCTCGGCATTAAGGCTTGCCACCCATGCCCTAAAATCGGCTTGGCGATGTTCTTGTTCATTCATTGCCTGTCTCCGCTAAAACTACCTTCCCGTCGCGCTCGATAAGATACCCGCAGCCAAGCCCTATGCCGCGCAGTTGATCGGACATTGCGTCAACATGCTCTTGCGTCAGTTGCTTGGCAGGTGGAGGCAATTGTTCTTGCGGCGCATACCCATTCCAGCAGTCGTCCAGCTTGAAGGCCTTAGGCTGGTTCTCGATGAACTCCACAATTGTGGGCACGATCTGCGAAAAGTGCTTACAGGTCCGGCGCGCATGGCGGGCACCGCGCTCTAGCAATCCGAACGGGCTTCCCTGCAATTCGTAGG